TGGGAAGATCGGATGTTTTTCTGCCTGCTTGGGAGTGGTTTCAGTCTGGTCCATTACAACGTCTTATGCCTGGCGGTGCGATTATTGTAGTGATGACGCGGTGGTCTAAGTTAGACTTGACAGGTCAAATTGTGAACCAGATGGTTAAGAATGACGATGTAGATAACTGGGAAGTCGTAGAGTTTCCGGCAATCATAGAAGATAAACAAGGCAACATAAAACCGTTGTGGTCAGAGTTCTGGAGTTTAGAAGAGTTACTCAGTAAGAAGGCAGCGTTAGATGTACGGTACTGGAACTCGCAGTACATGCAAAACCCAGTGTCAGAAGAAGGCGCCTTAATTAAAAGAGAGTGGTGGAAGATATGGGAGAAAGAGAATCCTCCTGATTGTGAGTTTACCATCATGTCTCTAGACGCGGCACAAGAATCAAATAACCGTGCCGACTATAATGCGTTGACTGTTTGGGGTGTATTTTTTAACGAAGAAACCAATAACTATAATATAATACTATTAAATAGTATTAAGCAACGACTAGAGTTTCCTGAACTTAAAGAGCTTTGTATACGAGAGTATAAAGAGTGGGAACCTGATGCGTTCTTAGTTGAAAAGAAATCTAACGGTGCGGCGCTCTATCAAGAGTTTAGACGCATGGGTATTCCTGTTGGTGAGTTCACACCAGGTAAAGGACAAGATAAAATAAGTCGAGTAAATGCAGTGTCAGACTTGTTTAGAAGTGGTATAGTGTGGGCTCCAGATCATAGATGGGCTCATGAAGTAATTGAAGAGTGTAATGATTTTCCTAGTGGTGCGAATGATGACTTGGTTGATAGCACAACACTAGCATTGATGAGGTTTAGACAGGGTGGCTTTATACGTCTACCAAGTGATGAACCAGAAGATATACCAGGATTTAGAAGTAGCTCACAAAAGAAATTATACGCGTTATAAGGATAAATTATGGCAATAGATAAAAGTGTAAATCAAGCACCTCAAGGTCTTGAAGAATTAGCAAAAGCTCAGCCTGACTTAAGCATTGAAATTGAAAACCCAGACTCAGTGACACTTGATGACGGTAGTATGGAGATTACTATTGTTCCTGGTAAAGAAGTAGGCGACGATGAATTCAATGCCAACTTAGCAGAAGAACTTGATGAAGGTGCGCTAACAGAATTATCAGGTGATTTAATTGGTGAATATGATTCTGACATTTCATCTAGAAAAGATTGGTTAACAACATATGTTGACGGATTAGAATTACTCGGTTTAAAACTAGAAGAAAGAACAGAACCGTGGGCAGGTGCGTGTAACGTTTATCATCCATTGATGACAGAAGCACTTGTGAAATTCCAAGCAGAAACCATGATGGAAACATTTCCAGCGGCGGGTCCAGTCAAAACACAAATCATAGGTAAACAAACAAAAGATAAAGAAAACGCGGCTGAACGTGTAAAAGATGATATGAACTATCAGCTAACTGACATGATGCCTGAGTACAGACCAGAGCATGAAAGAATGTTATGGGGTCTAGGCTTAGCAGGCAATGCGTTCAAAAAAGTATACTATGATCTTTCATTAGAACGACAAGTGGCAATGTATGTTCCAGCAGAAGACATGGTTGTTCCATACGGTGCTTCTAATTTAGAAACAGCAGAACGTGTCACACACGTCATGCGTAAGACAAAAAACGAATTAAGAAAATTACAAGTAGCAGGATTTTATCGTGATGTAGATATTGGTGAACCGTTCTTAGATATTGATGAAGCTGAGAAAAAGATTGCTGAGAAATTAGGTTTCAATCCTACAGAAGATGATCGCTACAAAATACTTGAGATGCATGTCTTAAGAGATATTCCAGAGCTTGGCGATAGTGAAGATGGCATAGCCCTTCCGTATGTTATTACAATTGAAAAGGGTACAGGCACAATACTTTCTATTCGCCGTAACTGGAACCCAGATGACAGTAAGAAATTAAAACGTCAACATTTCGTCCACTACGGATACATACCAGGCTTTGGCTTCTATTGCTTTGGTTTAATTCATTTGATAGGTGCTTTCGCCAAATCAGGTACTATGATCTTACGTCAACTTGTTGACGCAGGTACTTTATCAAATTTACCAGGTGGTATGAAAGCACGTGGCTTACGAATTAAAGGTGATGATACTCCGATTGCTCCAGGTGAATGGCGTGACGTAGATGTACCAAGTGGTGCAATCCGCGATAACATTTTACCTCTACCATATAAAGAGCCTTCACAAGTTCTTAACCAATTGATGAATCAAATCATTGAAGAAGGTAGACGCTTTGCTTCAGCAGCAGATATGAAAGTATCTGATATGAGTGCAAACTCTCCAGTAGGTACTACGTTAGCTATATTAGAAAGAACTCTAAAAGTGATGTCAGCTGTTCAAGCTCGTATTCACTATGCAATGAAACAAGAGTTTAAATTATTAGCTGGTATTATTCGTGACTACACACCGCCAGAATATAACTACGATCCTGAAATCGGTGATAGAAGAGCTAAACAATCTGATTATGATTGCTGTGAAGTTATTCCTGTATCAGATCCAAATGCTGCAACAATGTCTCAAAAAGTCGTGCAATATCAAGCTGTTATGCAAATGGCTCAAGCTAATCCGCAAATCTACGACCAAGTAGAATTAAATCGTCAGATGTTAGAAGTATTAGGAGTTAAGAACATCGGCAAACTAATTCCAAACGCAGAAGATAAGAAACCTAAAGACCCTGTATCTGAAAATATGGATATCATTAATGGTAAACCTGTCAAAGCATTTATCTACCAAGATCATCAGGCTCATTTATCAGTTCATATGGCAGCTATGCAAGATCCTAAGCTTCAACAAATGATGAGTCAAAACCCAATGGCTCAACAAATGCAAGCCGCAGCATTAGCTCATATTAACGAACATATTGCGTTTGAATATAGAAAACAAATTGAAGAGCAATTAGGCGCTAACTTACCTGCACCTAATGAAAACTTACCGGAAGATGTTGAACTAGAATTATCTAGATTAACTGCAGCAGCAGCACAAAAACTGTTAGCTAAAGATCAATCAGAAATGCAACAACAGCAAGCTCAACAACAGCAACAAGATCCGCTTGTTCAAATGCAACAACAAGAGTTACAACTTAAAGCGCAAGACTTACAAATCAAAGCTCAAAAAACTCAAGCAGATATTCAACTTGATCAAGCTAAACTTGAATTTGAAAAACAAAAACTTGCATCTCAAGAAAGAATTGAGGGTGTTAAATTAGGTACTAAAACAACGATTGATAAAGATAGACTAGAAGGCGATCAAATGATACAAGGTGCCCGTCTAGGTATGGAAGCTGAGTTTAAGAAAAAAGAAATGCAACATAGAAAACATGAACTAGCTATTGATGCTGTTGATAAATTAATGGGACATACCCATAAAGTTGAAGATAGAAAAGCTACAAAGGAACAACAAAAACCACAGGAGTAATACATCATGGACCAAACGCTAGAGCTATTATTGTCTCGAATAGATGATCAGCGCAAACAAGTATTATTAAATTTAGGAGACGGAGCAGCAAAAGATTTTGCTTCGTACCAAAATATGACCGGATATATACGAGGTTTATCCGTAGCAGAAAGTATGATTAAAGACCTCGCACAGAGAATGGAGACTTACGACGATGAGTGATCAAATACTCACAATGAATAAGAATTTGTTAGATGCAAATGGTCGACCAATTGTTATTCCAACATTAGATGCAATAGAAGCAGAAGATATACCGATTGAAGAACGTGGTTTACAGTTACCTGAACCTAAAGGATACAAGATACTTTGTGCAATTCCTGATGCTTCAGAAACATATAAAGGCGGCATTGTAAAAGCAGATTCAACTAGAACTGTAGAAGAACATTCAACTGTAGTTTTATTTGTAGTAAGAGTAGGTGACTTAGCTTATAGAGATGAAGCTAGATTTCCTACAGGACCGTGGTGTAAAGAAGGTGATTTTGTTCTAACGCGTGCATACGCAGGTACTAGATTTAAAATTCACGGAAGAGAATTCCGCATTATTAACGACGACACAGTTGAGGGGGTTGTTCAAGATCCTCGCGGCTATACTCGCGCATAAGGAGAACTAAATGGTTACCGAAACAAAAGATGGCATTGTCTTTGAATATCCAGATGATAATGAAGTCCCAGGTACAACGGGCAATAAAGTAAGCGACGAAACAGAAGTTGATTTAAGTCCTAAAGAAGCTGAACCTAAAAGAGAAGTTAAGGTAGAAGCAAGAGTCAAAGATAATGATATTGACTTAGAGATAGAAGACGACACACCTCCACAAGATAAAGGTCGTGAACCTTTACCAGAAAAAGTGGTAGACGAATTAGAAAACGATACATTAGAAGATTATTCTGATCGTGTTAAACAAAGAATGGCTCAGCTTAAAAAAGTTTGGCATGACGAAAGACGTGCTAAAGAATCGGCTGATCGTGAAAGACATGAAGCAATTAAGTTTGCACAGCAGATAGCTGAGGAAAATAAGAAACTAAAAACCACTTTAAGTAGCGGCGAAGAGACTTATCTTCACACTTTAAAAGGTGCCTTAGAACAACAACTACATTCAGCTAAACGAGACTATCGTGAAGCCTATGATTTAGGTGATTCTGAGAAGATTATTGAAGCGCAGCAAAAGATGAACGATGCGCAATTTAGATTATCTGAAGCACAAAGATATACCCCTCAATTTAAAAATGCTTTACAAGAGCCTGAAAAAGAGGTATATATACCACAAAGTCAACCTCAAGTAGCAAAACCAGACAATAAAGCTCTTGCTTGGCAAGATAAAAATGATTGGTTTGGCAGAGACGAAGAAATGACAAGTCTTGCTTTAGGTGTACATGAAAAATTAGTTAGGAGTGGCATAGATCCCACATCTGACGAATATTACCGTCGTATAGATAGTACGATGCAGAAACGATTCCCAGAACACTTTGGGGATGCAACGCTAGACGAGGACCAACCCGCCCAGCGCACTAAACCTTCGAATGTAGTTGCCCCGGCAACGCGTAGTACCGCGCCTAAAAAAGTACGTCTGACGAAGACACAAGTAGCGTTAGCCAAAAAATTTGGTCTAACACCGGAGCAATATGCAAGAGAAACTTTAAAATTGGAGAACGCAAATGGATAATTTAAGACTAGATCGTGAACAAGATACAAGAGATGATTTTCAAAGACCTGATAGCTGGAAACCTGCATCATTATTACCTGAGTTTAAAAAGGTACCTGGTTGGGCTTATCGATGGATTCGTACAAGTGTCATGAACGAGGCTGATAATCTAAATGTATCCTCCAAAATGCGTGAAGGATGGGAACCCGTTAAATTAGCGGACCACCCTGAAATGAAATTAATGGTCGACCAAAACTCTCGCTTCAAAGAAGGCGTTGAAATTGGTGGATTATTACTTTGCAAAATCCCAGAAGAGTTTGTTGCACAACGAAAGGCTCATTATGCTCAACAAGCAAAACAACAAGCCGATGCAGTTGACAACAGCTTTATGAAACAAAGTGATTCTCGTATGCCTCTCTTTGCAGAGTCAAAATCTACGACATCCTTTGGTAAAGGTAAATAATATAAATATAAGGAGATTACTATGTCATATCCAACAGTAACCGCTCCATACGGATTAAGACCTATTAATCGTTTTGACGGCATGCCATATGCTGGTGCTACTAATCAGTACCCAGTAACAAGTGGTCAAGCAGTTTATAACGGTCAAGTGGTTGCATTCGTAAATGGCGGTACAGTATCACCAGTAGCATCCCACACAGCTAGTACTTACGCTGTAGGTGTTGTAATGGGTGTTCAATACACAAACTCAACAGGTCAAACAGTGCAAGCTCAATATGCACCAGCATCTGGCGTAACTAACGTTATTGCTTATGTTGTAAATGATCCAGCTGCAGAGTTTAAAGTAGCAGTTACAGGTAATAATCAAACGATTACTCCAGTAGCAGGCACTGTTTTAAACACAAACGTTTTATTAGTAGTAGGTACAGGAGATACAGCAACAGGTAATATTAATTCATCTATTGATGGTTCTTCTGCTAACAGTACTGCTACATCACTATTTAGAGTTACTGCTCTTATTCCAGAAACTATCGATCCAACAACTGGTTACTATTCAGAAGTTGTCGTTAAGTTCAACGGAACATGGCATCAACAATTATCAACAACCGGTACTACAACTTAAGGAGAATAAAACATGCCTAT